CGTATTTCTACGGGGTCGGGTCTTAGGCTGATCTGAAAGGATTGAACATGAGTATAACTCCTGCCAATCAGGTGGGACTAACCGCCCCACCACTTTCAAATCTAACCCTTGCACAGGCAGAACTCTTGTGGGTTACTCTCACGGACGGTTCCTTTAGGAAACGCACCATTGAGTACCACAGACTTCTTAATGCCAGAATTGTTGGTTACAATTCTCTTCCAGAAATGGAAGCCGGTGGAACACCGGAGTGCACAGGGGACAACCTAAGTTCGGCATTGCCGGACTGAACAATAAGGAGGTTCAGTTGTTTGTAACGGCTCACACTAATAAACCGGGATATTATGAAAAGTGGGATGTACGGACCCGATCCTGGATTGGCGTTTCCAATGATGTTCCCATCAACGGAATCGAACAATACGGGGTTAAGGTAGGTACCTCACTTAAATCGCCCACAATTAAGAGCGATCATAAATTCCCGACGGAGTACTATCGTGACATCAGGCAAGTCGTAATTGACAAACCTTTTGTTCAACGACAGCACTACGGTGAGCCACCCGCACGGATCACTAGGTTGCTCTATACTAGTAGCATAGCTATTAGTTCGAACAACATAATGGACCAATATCCAGCCACTTTTCAATTGCGGCTGGATGATGCGGCTTCCAAGGCAGTAACTAAAGCCTTGGCCAACCTTCAAGAAAATCGAGTCTCCTATGGAGCTTCGATAGGTGAAGGAAGGGCAACAGCTGAGGGAGTAGCCAAATTGTCCATTGAAATGCTAAATGCTTATAAAGCATTTAAGCGTGGATTTGGTATACAATGGCTTAAGCAGAGTGTCGGGGATCGCAAGATTGCTGAAAAGTATCTTGAGTTCGTTTATGGGTGGCAGCCTACTATGGCTGACATCTATAGCGGAGCTAAGATCCTCGCCGAAGGTATTGCAGGTGAAGGTTACACCTATACCGTCGAAGGTCGTGCTCGGGCTTCCTTTAAACAGGAATATCCGAATTACGACTTACACTCGTATTTATGGGAATGTGTCGGAGGCACTCGTGTCTCTTACACAGTCAAGATAACCGACGGTGGCGTTTACGCCGCTGAAGGTCTTGGTCTCATAAATCCGGTAGAAGTGGCCTGGGAACTTGTTCCTTTCAGCTTTGTAGTTGATTGGTTCGTTCCCGTTGGGTCAGTTCTATCTACTCTCACCGCTACTAGCGGCCTCGAACTGGCTTCCGGTTACATTACGAATTGGAGTCAAACTTCAATTTCGAAATGGCGTCCCAGTGCAGATATGTACTGGGAGCTCGTAGATTCAGGGTTGTTGGTTTCTCGTCGTATGATTACACATCGTAATCCTATTTTCGATTTCCAGCTTCCCCGTCTATACGATAAACGGAATCCTTTCTCGACCAAGCACATACTCAATGCTATTGCATTGATTGCTGCTTCCGTCTGATAGTGATATCAGACAGCCAATCGAACCACATATTAAGCAATTCCGCTTAATATGAACTCAGCCCTATTATACTTGGGCCGGAGACAATATATGCCTCAATTGGTTCCCGTGGTCCTCACAGACCGCGCTCCGACTCCCGTCGATCACACGTTTAATCCGCGTGATATTTCGAACGGGGTTGTGACATTGGCAGAGTCAACCGGTATTCCGATTGCGGAACGCCGGATCACTTTGTCGCAGGTAAGGTCTTCTTCCGGTCGCGTTCGCGTGACCGTTAAGTTGGCTGTGCCTGTTGTACAAGACGTTACGGTCAACGGTGTTACTCGACCGACTCTTGTTCGTACAAATTACGGAGAAATGACGTTTAACTTCGACAGCACTTCTAGTGCTGAAGAACGTGACGACGTCGTTGCTTTCGTAAATGGCCTCACTGAGGCCTCGAACACGATGATGTCGAGCTTTCTCGTTGACCTGGAGGGTCTGTTCTGATGAACGAACCGCACCAAATAACAAATGGTGCAAACGAATCCCTTCGGATTCGCTTCTCCGGAAAGACAAGGTTTCTACTAACTGCCAATTTGGTAGCGTGGATTCCATTTCTTTCCATCCTCCTCGTGAACATCAGTTCCGAGGATTGTCGCCTTATAGGAGTACCTAATGGCACAGAAACGTCAACGTACGCGGCCAATAGGCCGGACAATGATGCCCGACGGCTTGACCGAGATGTTGATCGAGAAGGTCCACGCTTTACGAAAATCGATTAAAACCGATTATCTAAAAGCTGAGATCTTGTCGAAATACGTCTCACCTGACACGGACCCTCCTAATGTTAGGAGGCAGCGGGCCATTAATAAATGGCTTGCTACCGAAAAGGAAAATGAAGCAACCAATGATCGTTTACTTTTAATGCCCGAGGAATACAATATTTTACCTCGGGTCACGATCATTGATTTCACTACCTTTTGTCGCGATCTCATAATCGAGATCATCGGTGAAACACCTCCGATTGAGGCCCTTATTGGGTCTTTCTCGGGGGGTGCATCGACAAGTCGGAAACGTACTGAAAGCCATCCGGCTGGAAAGTACCTCGGACAAGCACACGCCACTCCACGCTGCATTGAGTTGTTTAACGATCTGTTGGTCGAAGAACTTCCCACGTGGCTAGGAGCTCAGGCAGGGTATAATTTAGAAATTATACCCGTTCCTGGCAATGTGCTTTTCACAGTCCCTAAGAAGACGGATATTGATCGGGTTGCTTGTAAAGAACCCGATATCAATATGTTCGTTCAGAAGGGTATAGGTAACTTCTTCCGAAGAAGCCTACGACGTGTTGGCATAAACCTCAACGACCAGTCTATAAACCGGAAGTTGGCACGGATCGGATCAATTGATTCATCTCTCGCTACACTTGATTTATCAAGTGCTAGTGATAGTGTTTCAACGGGTCTTGTAGCAGAAATGCTACCCGTGTGTTGGCACACCCTCCTGGATTCCGTGAGGAGTCCAGTCACCTTAATTGATGGTGAAGAACACGTCAACCAAATGTTCTCTTCAATGGGTAATGGTTTCACGTTTGAACTAGAGAGTTTACTCTTTTATGTTCTTACGCGAGCCACTTGCTATTTTAGAGGCATTCGGGGTATCGTTTCCGTCTACGGTGATGACATTATATGTCCATCTGCCGTAGTCCCAGATCTCGAATGGGTGCTCCAGTTTTACGGTTTTCAGGTTAATCCTGATAAGTCGTTTTCAACTGGTTCATTCAGAGAGAGCTGTGGAGGTCATTATGACAATGGGGTCGATATAACTCCTTTCTACATCAAAGCACCTATCTCTTCACTCCCTGATCTCATTGACGT